ATACTTCTTAACGATATACGACTGTGGTCGTTTATATGCTGCATTTGAAGGACCGCGATACTTATAACGAAACTTCCCAGGATATTGACGCTGTACATCATCTACATACATCATTGGGATACCTTTTGCAAAACTGCTCTCTTTAGGTGATGTTTCAAAAATCTGCAATATTGAATCAAGTTGTGTCATAATTTTCTCGCTCTTCTTTATTAACTTACTTAACTATTATAGCAAGGATCATTGCTTTTGTCAAGTGTTTATCCATAAAAAAACCCACAAATGTGGGTTTTTATTTTTTATTATAGTGTTGCGTCTTCTAATCCCGCACATCGTAACTTAATTACGTTAGTGAGTTGCCATTGCTTCACTTCAAGTGCTTTGATAACGCCCATGAACTTATTTCTAACCATTGAAAATTCAACAATAAGATGCTGTAAATCAACTACATCAGGCTCACCATCAACAAATGCTTTCGCGTCTGCTGACGTTAATGCGCGTTGGTAATGCTCAGTAAAGTGTCTAAACTTCTGACTGCGCAATTTGCGCATTTCAGTATTTAAAAATTCAAGTATCGCTTCTGTCTCTTGTAGTTGGTTGAAACGATGTTCAACGATGCCCGGAATATCACGACTGTGCTTTTCCAAGGAACCTTTCATACTACATTCAAACTTAGCCTCTGAAACTTGTATTTCATAATGTGAAATAGCATTTACTATCTCTGACAAATCTCCAGTGACCTTGCGATACCATTTACTCATTTAAGTTTAATCCCACTCTTCTTCTTCGTCTGTATCTACATCTTCTTCGTGTTCAATGTATTCATCAACACTAGTTTGAAGATATTTATCATGCTCACTGATCTGTTCTGCATTACCAGCAATATCAAATCCATATTGATCTAATATTTGTAGAAAATGTTCTGCGAAATTTCCGCGCTCTTTTTCTACAACACTAGACCTTGCAGCATCATACATGGCAATGATAAATTCTAAATCATTATCACTCAGACTCATTGATCATCCCCTTCGGTAACTAATTCATCACCACTAGAATCTAAGATCGCTTCTGGTTGTTGTTCCCACTCGCGCATCATGATATCTAGACAATCATCTGTATTCTTTGACCATGCTTTACGGAACTTCTTAATAACTTCGCCAGTTACGGGACTAATGTACTCAAGACTGTTACCAGACTTTTTAAGTGCACCTTTCGCTTCAAAGAATTCAGTCAATCCACTGTAAGGACTCATACCAGTATCATATGGAATTTCTACTTGTACACTCTCAAATGGTTTAGCATAACGTGTCTTCATTATCTTACACGCTGCACGAATACCATTTACAGTAGTCGTTTTGTTACCATCTTCGTCAACTTTTAACTTCAATTTACGCATTGCGATTACAATTGAACTTGCGTAGATAAATCCTTGACCACCAGAGATTTTATCATCGGGATCAAACATATCTTGTGATGCATAGGTGTGATTCGTAGCAAGTAAACCTACATTGTATTCACCTAACATATTTACAGTGTTACGAACAAGTGAGGTTAGTGCTTTAGGTTTGCGACCTAAGTCACCTTTCATGTCGCCTGCTTCAAACTGCTTAACATCGGTAGGTGTTAATAACATACCTAGACTGTCTACAACGAATAAGATTTTAGGACGATCTGCTGGCTCTTTATCACCATGCTCAGTCTTGTAATCTTTCATCAAGTCAGACATAATTTTAGCAACATCATCAATCATTGCTACGTTCAACTTCATCAATTTTTCTTCACTCGTATCTACACCTAATGCATGTAACCATGCTTCGTCTAGTGCATTTTCTGAGTCAATTAGAACAACATAAATATCTTGCTCTTGTGCATGACGAATAATGTTTCCCGAAGCAATATATGATTTCCCTGCTCCAGATTCGCCTGCTAGTACTGTTACTTTACCTAGTGGGATACCTTTATCAAAGTCTCCGCTAATTAGTTTGTTTAATGTAAAATTACCTGTTGAAATCCAAGTATCAGGATCGTGAAATCCAGTGCTTAGACCAGGAACCGCCTTGGTAATACTCCGACGGAACTTAGACACATCAAATGGTCTTGCCATTTTATTCTCCTTGAAAAATGGGAGCAAAGAACTTGCTCCCTATTGGTTGCTTATGCGTTAGCACCAGACTTGCGATTGCGAATTGCTGCAAGAATATCTTGTGCATTTGCTTTAGGTTTTTCTTCTGAACTTGCTGCTTCTGGTACAGGATCTGCTTTAAAAGGGATTTCATCAGATGTAATCTCCTTCTCTGCGGCAGGCGTGCTACTAGACTGTGCAGGTGTGCTACTAGACTGCGAAGGCTTAGATGTTGGTGCATCTACACCCCATGGGCGGTAGTAATTACCCCACTTCTCATTATCGTATAACTGACCATCGACAGATGCTTCAAACATCTCGACCATTGCATCTAAATGCGCTTGATCAGGCTTCTTAGGTAGGAAATCAGATAGATTAAATAATCCATTTGTTTCAACTGCATCTAGTTCATCTTGATTTAGACTACGCTCACGCCTTGCCCAGTTAGAAGTACTATAATCAGCCCACTTACCATTCTGACCTTTGACTACTTTAAAGTCTGTACCTTGATCATAATCAGTAGGTAATGATGTGAAATCTACGTCCATTAACGCTGCGCTGATTACCTTAAAGATTTGAGGTGAAATCATGAAACGACGGATTGGATTTTCGGGTGCTTCTTCAACTAGATCACTTTCAGTGACAAAGCCTTGAAACAAGTATGACTTTTTCTTCCAATACTTACGCGCAACATCTTCCAAAGAAGGATCTTTGAACCATTGACGTAATTCAGAATGAATAGGACAGGTTGTTTTTTCATCATCGTACATTTCAATACAAGGTACTTGAATTGTTACGGGTTTTGATTCATCACCACCTTTTACGCCTGCAAATTCTAAACGAATCATTTCACGCTTCAACCAAAAGAATGGGTTGTTCGTGTCTCCGTCAGGTAAAAATCGTAGTGATGCTGATGTGTTGTCTGGAATACTCCAGTGAGGAAAGACAGTGTTGTCTTTATTGGTGTTTGACTTAGTTCCAGATGAACGTGAGTCTTGTTCAAGCAATTTTGCTCGGATTTCTGCTAATGATGCCATTGTTACTTCTCCATGTGCCTTAGTTTTGTTTTAGGTATTTTGCGGACTATTCCGCTAATACAAGTTTGCCTTAGTTTTATTACTTAGCCTATACAGTATACTTCTTTTAATGCCTACTGTCAAGCACTTTTTCGTTTTAATTTGATTTAATTTTTTAGTCTTTCATTGAAGATATTACGTTGTTAATGCAGGCTCTCAACTGGCGCTGCTTCATTTATATTTATTCTTCTTTGATAATAGACCAGATGCCATATACAAGGGCAATCCATGCTGCTATCTTTGCTAACGGACCTAACAATAGAATTGCTAGTGCAGTACCAATTAATACTGCACCATCTAATGATGTACGTTCTGTTAAGCGATCTTTCATCCAATTAATCATATTATCCCACCATCTTACGTAAGTTAGTAACTGCTTCACCATCCATTGAAGGTGATTCTTGAGTTACTTCTGGTACTACTTCTTCTGTTACCTTATCAAGTAATTGATCAAGTGCAGTAAGAAATACCTTATTCATTTTATGAACATCAACGCTCAACATATCAAGTAAGTTAGACAATTCAAATTGCTTTACTTGAATAGCCTTCATACCAATGTATGACGCTTTGTGTCCTAGTGCAGAAACATCACCACCATCACCTGAGAAATCAGTCATTGCGTTTTCAGGATGCTCTGGGTCAGTTGAATCAACAGGAATCTTAATACCAGATTTAACAATGTTGATCAATTTTTCTAAGTTTTCAATTGCGCTCACGGTTTTCGCCTCTTTCAATTTAGTTTCAGATACTACACGATTTACTGTAGCGAGTGCTTGTTGCATACTCTCAGTAGATAATGCATTATACTTGAATTTCTCAGAGATGTCAAGGGTTTCTTCAATTAAATCTTCATTTACTTCAACTTTAAAATTATCATAACCACGCTTGGTAGACAAACGCTTAACTGACTCTTTTAGTTGTGCAATCTTTGATTTAATAGTCTCTACAATTTCTTGATTGTCTTCATTGACTAATTTTTGCTGCTTTGTGTATTTTGTGAATTTGTTTAAATCTGAAATCTCTTCACACATAGCCAAAATTGCTTGTCCCTTAACATCGTAAGGATTTCCCTGTTCATTGACATGCATGGTCATTGCTCTCGCGCCTGCCATGTACTTATGTGGGAATGCAAACTTTTCGCCTGATGCATTTTCAATAAACAAACTATGAATATTTCTACTGCGAGAACCACGCATCTCTTCATTAACACTCTTGTTGTGCTTTATGATAAGAGTCGCCTCTGGTAGTCTAATATAACTTGTTTTGGTTGAACCGCCTGCCTTAGTGAAACCTTCTGTCACTTGTGCATCTGTTTTCGGTTGGATTTTTTTATCAAATTTTCTCATTGTGAATTCACCTAATTTTGAATGTGCAATTGCTTTGATTGCATCTAAAATATCTTTATTTCTCTGTATGTCGTAACTTTCCCCGATCTTAACAATCACTTCAAACTTGTTATCTTCTTGTTTGATTGTAACAATCAAATTTTGATCAACAGCGTATAGTCGCGTTGCTTCTTCTACATTCAATGTCTCTACACCATCAATAGTGTATAAACGCATCTTGTAGCCTGCGCCTTTTAGTATGTTAAATAGTTCTGTTGAAATATCATTCATCGGGGTAATTCCTTTTTAATTATATATGTATTTATCTTTTTAGGCTATAAAAATGACATTGGCATTGGGTCGTCATAGTCGTTATCTAAGCCCTCTTCCATCAAGTATTCATATGCAGTGTCTTCGTAATTTGTTACTTCTTGTGCCATTCGTATAATCAATACTAGTGCCATAACCAAATCATCATTTTCACCTTCTTTTGCCCCATAACTATTGCCACGAGAAATAAATACTTTCAGTTCACGTAGTAGATTCTTACTTGCTATTTCTAACTTATCAGTCTCTACCCAATATTTCAATTTAGCACATGCTGCTATCTTTGATTTATGTGTTGTAGTGAAACCCTTGCGATATGCTTTTGTATTACCATGCTTCTTACGCTCACTCAAGAATGTGCCTGGGAAGTATTCTTCACCTATCTCTTCCACACAAACCAATCCTGCTTCGCCCATTGAGTTGTTTTCTAGACTGTAATATATTTCCGATTGTTGCTTTGTCTCGTCATCTATGTATATTGCTATCTTCTGTAATATTCTTACTTGCTGTTGTATAGTCGTTTTATTATGTTGCCATTCAGCAATTTGATTCATTCCGGGAAGTTCGTAAACTTGTATTGCTGCGTTATCTCCACCAGTTCCTAAACTAGGATCTAATGCAATAAGATATAAATTGCCCGCTTTCAACGGCTTATACCAGCGTACTTGTCCCTGCATTGCCCATGCTTCTTTTGCTTCCATCATGGCTAATTTCAAACTACTCACCAATGTCTCATCAAATGCGATGAATTCATTTTTATGCTCACGTCTGAATTTCTCTTCACCGATCTTGGCTTCTTCTACAATTGCCCACTCTTCATCACGATCTGGATGTCTATCCCATATCGCATCATACGAGGCAAAACTATTAATACCTAATTCAGTTTCATTACCGTATTCATCTGTCTTCTTTTGTGAATCTCTCCAAATCTGTGCAAATTGATCATCGTCTTGGTTTGGTGTTGATGTTATTATACATTTACCACCAGTTGCTAATGTAGGAGACAATGCTGTCCAGAAATCTCTTGCGATGTTTGGTCGTACAAATGCAAACTCATCTAAGTATGCTAACGATATAGACATACCACGACCTGTGTTATCAGTGGTGGCTTGCGCAATAATACGACTACCATTATCAAATTCCAATGAACCTTTGTTATATGATGTTGCGCCCGCTCTCAAGTAATCTGGCAATGTTTCATATGCAAAGCGAATACGCTGCATTATCTCTTGTGCGCCACTATATTTGTGTGCTGCAATTAGGATTGTTTGATCTGGTACGAACATCGCATACCATAATAGATAGCCGGCAGCACATGTTGATTTTCCCATTTGACGAGAAATCAATGCTACTGAGTTTCTATGATTGTGATATACATCAACTAATTCTTCTTGAAAATCAAACAACTCAAATCTCATTCTACCCTTAACTGGATGCTGTATCCAACAATGCGTTTTCATGAAATATTTTGGGTCTTTAATACATTTTGCTAATTCTACTAATTGCTCATGTGTATAATTTTCTTTTTGATGTGGTGTTTTAACTAATTTAGTATCTGATGACATATAAGTATTTATCTTTGTCCATTATTCAATATATCGACAATCTCTGGTGTCAATATGTAATTTTCTAATACCCAATCATTTGCTGATGGACTCCAATGAGTATCAGTTGGCGAAACTGTAATTCCCGCATCAAATAAGGCATTTCCTCTACGCTCTTCTCCTGGGATATTAATCGGAAGATTATGAAAAGCCTGTAATTGATGTTGGGCGCTGTTTGAACGAAAGGGCAATAGTTCAAGTTTTATTATGTGTTTGAAATTGTATAATGAATCAATTGAATCAAACCATTTATTATGATAATCTTGACTTGTATTGGATATACTTCTATTAGCCAATGAAATATTTATTTCTTTTACCACTGCGTTGAAAGGACTACGTCCTTGCTTGTGAGGCTCTTGTCCGCTAAACCATATTTGCTCTATCAATTCCAATGTCTGATAATTGTCTGATTTACGTATCATTTCAAAGTTAAAGCCACCATCGCCATGTAACTGTGCGACTCTATGCTTAAATGGTCTGTTGACAAAAATAACATCTATATCTTTAAGTTTTGCATCAAGTAATGACCATTGGAACAAATCAGTTCCGCGACCACCCCATGCATAATTATAGTATTGATGCTGTGGGAATTGTTGTGATAACTTCCACGACCAATGATTGTTATATTGACCATCTTGTCTATATGCAGAGAAACTATCACCTATGAATGCAATTTTTAACATATTATTTATTAGAACAATGTTTTTTGCACAACAACGGTGGATTTTCGCTATTCCATCCTTCGGGTGCGATATATTTCTTGAATATATTATTTTCTAATATATCATCAAGATCATGATAGTTTAAATCATTCCAAGTTTTATCTTTATCAAATTCAGCCTGTAATATTGCATCACTCGCTAATGTTTTTGCATCAGATCGGTTACTATTGCCATTAAAATCTTCAAATGCTTGTGAGTATTTGCAACATGGCCATACAGTTCCATCTTGACTCAATTGAACATGCACTAATGTGTTTCTTTGCATGAACGGACATATAATATTATAACTCATCTAGTAACTTCCAAAGTGGACTGTTTATGTTGTATTTCTGTGCTAACATCATCTCTTGCTCGTCCGTTACTGCATTAAACTCGGTTCTATTAAATAGCATAAATAATGAACACCCTATATCGGTTGCCATTTGCATGGCTTCACCTATCTGATGATCATTATGATTGAAGATTATGTATTGCCATTCTGCATCTGCTGGAGTTGCAGAAAACGCTTTCATATTTTCATACGCTTTGTCAAAATTAACATCTACTCTATACATATTGTTTATTTCTTGATTTGTACCATCTATGCCAAAAATTATTCTCAGTTTATCTTTATATTTGTTACCAAGATGAGTATACCATTTAGCATTACGCAATGCTCCGTTTGTAGATATTATTATATATGCCACTTTACTTGCACATATATCAATAATTTCTTCTATCTGTGGATGCATCATCGGATCACCATAATCACCGCTAAGTCTAACAATTGCAGTCTCATTGAATATCTTAGTACTCTTTGTCATCTTTTTTAAAATATCTATACTTAGATGTTCCAACTTTAAGCCAGGAATGGTCAAACCATCATCGCCTGTTCTAGCACATGACGGACATCTCGCTTGACAAAAAGTGGTAGGTGTCAAGTCGATCATATTATGTTTTCTTTTTCTATGACCAACTTTGGTAGGATTAGATTTAGGTGCTGAAACTGCAAGCGCGTTATCATACGGCTTATCAATGTCGTCGACACTGATATCTATTGATTCTGGCATAACCTTCTCTATTTTGATATGATATTTTTTACTGATATTTCTAAATTTTCTAAAAAGGTATCAATGTCAATATCATCTGATTCAACAACTTCATTGGTTTTTGATTTTCTTTTATCTTGACTACCACTCTTCACAATAGTATTAGGATTCACAGTAGAAGTAGATTTAGAAAATGACCATTTAACAACTACTTTTCCATCACTCTCAATTTTAATTACTTTACCTGATGAACCTTTTGTGGCGTGTACAATGCTATCGCCTTTAGATAACTCTTTTGTAGATTCGGCAACTTGTGGATTTCTTGATAATTTACTGTCATCTACCCATCCTTCTGCATCACTCGTTTGTGACCTAATCAATACTTGATCAAAATCATTAGGATTAATGCCTACTACTTCATACGATTTATTTTTATATCCGACAATATCACCAACCCTCAAAGGAGTTTCTAGTAATACCGCTTCCATCAATTTTCTCATTTCACTCATGATGCGTTACTCATATGTGCAATAAATTGTGCTAATGTACCAGATGGATTTTTCTCTTTCCATTTATCATGGTTCTCTTTGAACTTTGGGTGCTTGGGATCTGATTTCTCATAGGCTCCTTCGTCTACTATACCATCTTCGCTAACACCTTCAAACCACATTTCAGGATACTTATCTACCATATCACTAAAACTCATATTATCATGCATCGCTTTTAGATACTTAACAAGATCATTAGGCACGCCAGAAACATGTGCAGAACCACGTAACCAAGAAATTTTAATCTTTACATTGTATTGTGCTTCAAGGTTTTCAATAAATTCGCCTTCTTCATTACGTTCACCAGAAAACAACCAAGGTGTTTTTATTGACACCCGTTTCCCGCCTGCTTCGTTCATTGTAGGCTGCAATTGAATATCTTCATTCAAGATATTCATTATTTTTCTCATATTGTTCATAATAACGTGTTCCTTTATAATTTGTGCCGTTTTTTATATACATAGTAGCGAATTACATATAATGGATAACGGCATCCTCTCTCCTTAGATAATAAAAACGGGCAAGCCAGTAATTATAACAGTCCTAAGGTCTAAGTTCTTTATAGTCCTGCGTTTCTAAGCAAGATTGCCAATTCTTTGGATTCTTCCAATGATTCTTCCACTGATGGTTCTTTCTTATCTCCATCGTACTCTGGCTCATCGTCCATTGTAGGCTCTTTCTTATCTAACATCTTTTTGAATGCGGCTTTCTGTGCTGCACTCTGTGCTTCTGCAAGTTCTGATCCTGAAGCAGATTCTTTAACTTTGTATTTCTTACCGTCTACCTCAAACTCATCTTCGCCAGCATCCATTGCTTTCTTACGATTGCCTGAAAATTCGTTACCTTCGTTTGGTGCTTCTACCATAGTCTTTTTCTTAGATTCTTCGTATAATGATTTCATGCTGTCTATGGTGTGTTCAGATATACTCACCTTCTTGTCTTCTGCATCCATATAACGCTTCAATGACAAGTTCACAGGCTGTGCGTAATCATACGGATCACCATGTGATGCAGGTGAAGTTTCGCTGCAACCTTCTGGTGAATTTGCCCATTCAGTAATCTTACGCTCTATCGCTTCTTCTGACAGACCTGCAAGATGTAACATGCTTACTAATTGAGTAGTATCCATTGTTGGAGACTCATCTAATTTAGATGATTCTGCTACCCAGTTTTCACCCATTTCATCATCACAATCATGCTTGCAATCTGTAGTAGGCTTGTGTATTTCATCACCGCAATCCTTGCATACTTTCTTAGTTGCTTCATATACTTCATATAAGTCGTCAGCATTTTCTTGGTCGTACTTCTTAATAAAGTCTGCTTTAGACATTGTTTCTGAATCGTCAATCATTTGTGATTTGACTTTTCCTTCGTTCATTGAATTCTTCATGTTATCTGTATCCTTTTCTTCTGAACGCACTTCTTCGCCTTCTGCGACTGCGTCTATAAATGTTACTGGTGTCAATACTGTGCCACCTGTTTTATGATCAAGTCGCAATGCCATGTAAGTACCATCAATTTTGGTCTTATAATCACGATGTATCTTTGAATAATCTGATTTGGTCATTTCTATTTGACCTTCATCATTCACTTTTGCCATTGGGCCCATTGCTTCTTCAACTGCTTCTGTTTGCATTGCGTTTACAAATGCATCAGTATAATCACCCCAATTTTCACCATCTTCATGTACAAAATTCATACCATCGCCAGTAACACTGACAATTTTGAATTCACCTTCTTGTACCGAACCGAATGCTTCTATTTTAATATCAACTTGAATATCTTTAACATCAATATCATAGTCTTCTGATCCTTCGGATGAACCAAATCCATTTGCTACCGCAGTAAATTCTTCACTGTCGCTTGTACGTTGAATATTATCTAATGTAACATTTCCGTCTACTATGACATTCATTACTTCCATTTCGTTCATTATAGGATTGATTGATTCTAGTAACGTTCTCATTGACTTATGCATCTTTCTTCTCCTGATCTTTTTTCAATTTTAACAATTCTTGAACAAAAGAAGTATTGTACTTGTCACCGAAATAATCGTCTGGATTTATTGACTCTGCTTCTGAATATGTGCTATCTGCTAATAAACTTGCAACTTCTGCATCATCTGATAATGCTTGTTCTTGTTTCTCTAGCGGCTCTTGATCTGAACGAACTTTCATGAAGCCGTCACTGATACCTAGTAGAGTTTGAATTTCTGTTTGTATTTGATATGCGCTTGCTGGTAAATTTGTTTCAAATTCAATAACAAATATCTCGTATCCACGAAGTTGTGGAAAGTCATAAGGTACGCTTTGTAGCATCAACTTAGTAGGTGCGCTTACTTTCTGTACATCGTACTTTGCTAAGTGATTCTCAATGCGAGATAAATCATCGCCAGATAATTCCTTTGCTAATTTAATGCGGAAAGTGTATGTATTTTTTGATTCTGTCAAGTATTCTGTAAAGGACTTCATGGGTTAATTCTCCTAATATTATAACTATTTATCTTTATTGTAAAAATCACCAGACTTAATTAATTCCTTGCATCTTTCAAATTCATCATACAAACTAAGTTGTAGATAGACCCTGGCTTCACCAGAATCGTTTCTAACACCATGCACCTGTGTGGCATCCATTAATGTAGGATGAACAGTAGAATACGTGTGTGTGCCTAAATAAAATTCTTCTTGGTGACTTTCAACGCCACACGAATGTCCTGTTATTACTGTCTTATCTGAAAGAATAGCATAATCGTAGTAATCTACACCAGCGCCACCGTCTGATGGTAATATTGGTATCATTATTACGCTCTTTCTTGAAAAATCTATATGTGGGTGGAATTGGAAACCAGGCTTATATACTGTTATTGCAATATTTCCACTTTTTATCTGTTTTACTTCTGGATTGAATAATTTAACAATATCTGATATCTCTGGATAATCTAAATATTCTTTGCCTTCTAGATCATCTACTCTTATTGAACTGAATAATCCTTCTGTGGCATTATCTCTTATTTTAGCATAATCCTGTGCGAAATGTTTCACTGACTCGTAGAATTTTTCTAATATGTCTCTGTCGTATGTTATATCAGTTAATGTAATAAATCTATCTTCGCTCATGTATCTTCTTCCCCTTTGTCCATTGAGGCTAATATGTCTGCTAACATATCTGTGCGATTTCCGATCAATCTACCATCAATTGATTCTGGATCTTCTGGATTGTTTTTATTGATTACATGATCAACTTTTCGGTTATCCATGTTAAGTCGTTCTTTGCGCATCTGCAACTCAATCATTTTTATTTTTTTATCCATCTTTGTTTGCTTTGCGGTTATAGCGGCTGATAACATTTTACTTGCACTATCCAATAATGCTGCTGCATTTCTATCGTCTACATTCTTTGCCAAATCTACTATATCATCAAATGCATTGATTGCCTTTT